GTCTTGGCGGCGTCGGCCGCGATCTTCCCGGCCTTCTCCACGATGCCGATGGCCTGGCCGGTGTTTTTCAGGCTGCTACCCAGGGACTCTGCCTGCTTGGCCAAGGACTCGGCGGCAGCTGCGGCCTTCTCGGCGCCAGTGGTATCGCCCTTGCCGGATAAACGCACGGCCTCGGCGGCACGGGCCGCAGCTGCCGCCAGCTTCTGCTGGGCCTGGGCTGCGATGTCCGACTGTTGCGCCGACTCGGACATGTCCCGGCGGCGCAGCTCCCGGACCCGGTCAGCGGTGGACATCTGGATATCGGCAGCCCGTTCATAGGCGGTACTGGCGGCCTGCCGGTAACGCTCCACATCCCGGAGCGCCTCTTCCATATCCTTGCGCTTCTGGTCGGCCAGCTTCTTCACCGCCTTGATGCGGGCTTCGACAGCCTTTTCTTCCTCAACCACCTCTTTACCAGCCATGATGGCCTGGCGCTGGGCCGTTAGTTCAGCCAGCTGCTGCTTGGCCGAGGCCAACTGCTTGGCTTTCCCCAATACCTGCTGGGCGTAGTTCTCCGCGTTGGCCAGCAACTGCTGTTGTGTCTGTTCATCGGCCGTGGCTGCCTTTGCTGCGGCATCCTGGATTGACTGGTAGTTCCCTCCTGCCTTGCGGACGGCATCTGCTAGCTTGCTAAAGGCCTGGGCATTGGCTTCCGTCTTCCGGGCGGCATCTGCTTGCTTGGCTGATTTGTCATCACCAAAGGCCTTATCCAGGAGCCAGATCACACCTTGAATCGCCAAAGCCCAAGGAATGAACCTAGCGGCCACGGCCACGATACCCCGGGCCAAACCGGCGGCGCCAACAGCCGCAAGCCCCAATCCTCCGGTCAAGCGGGTAACGATAACGGACAGGGCGGCTATTCCCAGACGGGCCACCCCCATACCGGTTAACGTAGTGACTAGGACGGAGAGAGCAACGGCCGATCCGGGGACGGCATCAATCAGCTTTCCGACACCGACCGTTACGTCCCGCACTGCGCCAGCCACCGCTACCAGGCCGGGCAGCAGCTGGTTGCCGAAAACAATAGCTGTCTCGGAAACGGCATTCTTCAGCAACGTGAACTGCATCGTCGCTGTCTTGAGCATTTCATCGAACTGGCCGTTCACACTGCCCTGAGCCGCCGCATCTGCAGCCAGCTTGAGGGCCTTGCGGTAGTCGTCCAGGCCGCCAGCCAGCTTGGCAATATCGTCCGCGTATTCCAGGCCCAAGATATGGGACAGGGCAATGGGACGCACCGCGTCCGGCAGGGAATTTACCTTGGACAGGAAGGCATCAATGGCCTTTGCTGGGTCGGCCATCATCTTGGCCGTGAACTCGGAAATGCTGCCGATGTACTTCTCAAATGCCGCCTGTACCTTTGGCTCCGCCCCGTTGAGGGTGGATAGCTTAAGAATGAAGGCGTTGATGGCGTTTGCCGCCACCTCGGGAGGCGTCCCCAAAGAAAGGAAGGTGGAAGCCAGGGCTGCCGTTTCCTTGGCGGAAAGGTTCATCATCTTGGCCATGCCGCCGGTACGGGCCAAAATATTGACGATGTCGCGTTCGGCAACATTGGACATCTTGTCACCGAGCCAGTTGATCGTATCAGCCAAGTCCTTCGTCTGGCCGATGGACATATTGAAGATGGTACGCAGCTTGCCGAAGGCGGCAGCGCCTTCCTCCGGCAACATATCGAAGGCTGTGGCGATCTTGGCGATGGCAGCCACGTATTCAGCAACATCCGGCGCCGCCACTCCGGCCTGTCCGGCTGCTGCCGCAATCTTGGATAGCTCGACTGCCGTCAGGGGAATCTCCCGGGTCATGGCCAGCAGCTCACCGCGGAGCTTAGTGAAGCCGTTTTCATCGGGAAAATCGATGTACTTCTTGGCCTGAACCATGGCCAGCTCGAATTCGGCAGCCTGGCGCACAGTCGCCCAAATGGTTGCGCCCACCCCGGCCAAGGCCATGGCGGACCCCTTGACCTTGAGCAGGGCCTCGGACCATCCGTTGGTCTGGGCCTGCAACTCCCGTGTCCGCTCCAGCAGCTTCATCTTGGCCTGGGCCAGCTCGGCCATACTCAGTTTTCCGCTGGCCGCCAGCTGCTTGTAAGCCACCTCCCCTTGGGCGATATCCTTGGCGATGTCTGAGAACGGCTTGACGCCCAGAACGCCCCTGGCAGCGGATAGCTGGGCTGCCTGTGCTTGGCGAACGGACTCGGCTGCAGCCTGAGCTTCTGCCTGACGAGCGTTTTCCAGCGCCTGGGCATTGGCCACCAGCTCTTTCCGGCGTTGCATTAGAACCTGGGTCCCGGCAATCCATGCTGTTTTTGCCTGATCAGCAGCGGCAGCGGCAGCAGACATCGCTTCTGCGTTTACCCGATGGTCCCCCCCAGCTCCCTTGGCCGATTGGGCCAGGCGCTTAACTTCTGCCTCAGCTGTCTTCCACTGAGTCGCAGCTTTGTCCGCTGCTTCACGTCCCGCTGCGAATGCGTTAAGCTGGGCTTTCCGGATTTCCTCTAGGGCCGTTACGCCGCCCTTCGAGTCACCGGTAATCTTGAGCGCGATAGTGAGATCGGACGGAGAGGACATGAGGACGGAAGGCCGTTATAAGGATTTCGTCGGTGGCTGCGTACTGGTTGCCCTGCTGGGGAACCACAACAGCCTGCTGTTCTGGGCTACCAGCGCATTGCTGCTGGCCATCATTCTTTTGCTCATTTTCGGGACTGCCGCTCTAGCTCGGCGATAGCCAGCATGAAGACCCGCCAGGGGTAATCCCACACACCGGGGTGGCCAGCGCTTACCAGCGCCAGCGCTCCCCTCTCCAGTCGGGTCAGCTGCTCTTCTTGGAACCCAGGGCCTCGAGCCCGATCTCCATCAGCTGGGTCCGCAGCACGAAAAAATGGCTGTTCACCTTTTTGCAGAACTCCTTTACCTCCTCCAACTGAGAGGGGGTGGCCCCGGAAATTTCTTCCGGTGTGACGTCGGTGAACTCCTGCAACTCATCCAGTGACAGGTCTTTGAACAGCAACATGTTGACGACATCGGGAGAACCATCTCCCTCCGAGACCTGGGCCTTAGCCAGCCATTCCCGGATTTCCGCTACCGTCAGCTCGCGAACTTTCACATCCCGCCCCATGAATGGGACTGTCTTCTCAACGCGCATGGCCATGGTTAGAAGCCCGTCCGCACGCGCATGTACTTGGAGAGGCCGACGCCGGTCTTGGTCTCATCCTTTTGCAGGGTGCCTTCCAGGTCGAGGGAGACGAAGTCGTCGCCGATAAATTCGATGGACTTTGCCGGACCAAACTTCACTTTGAAGAAGTCGCCAGAGGTGGGCTTCTCGTCCACTTCATTCACGCCATCGAAAAGCAGCCTGTAGTCCGCGGCGATATTGACCAGGGCTTCGATGTTGTGACCAGCCAGCTTGGTGTAGTCCACCTTGATTTCGGCGTCGGCCGCGATGCTGCCGCCTTCCAAGATCACGAAGCCAGCACGAACCCGCCGGTAGTCTTCCCCTTCGACGTAAGCGTCGCCGGCGGCGGCCGGGGTAACGGCCAGGGACTGGGTCATATCCTGGGGAAAGTCCAGGTACACCAGGGTTCCGGCCGCGCCAGCCGTATGAGCCTCGGCAACCACCGCGCCGCCGGTAAAGGCGGTAGCGTCACCACCCAGGGCCAGAGCCAGGGTCTTGATCGAAACCTTCCGCAGGCTGAGAGCCACCTTGGCTGACTTGACGCGGATGATCTTGGTATCGACACCGCCGCCCGGGTTTTCGTAATCGGGCAGCTCCTTCTCTTCCAGCTCGACGGTATAGGTAACCTTGGACGAGTTACCCAGGGGCTCCAGGGCTTTTGCCCCATAGAGGGACAGGTAGGGAGTCCCCTTGAGGATGGCGGCAACACTGTGGGATTGCATATTGATCTCCGGTGGAATCCACAGAATGGACTAAGTAGCGACAGGGCCATGCTAAGGCCCTGCACCGGAGGTCAGCAGGGGGGCGGGTGTCGGCAGTTAAGGGGGCAGGTCGGCCAGTTCCTGGCGCAATGCTGCGGCGTCGGCTTCCAGCTGCAGCAGCTTGGCGGCAGGAAATTCCGGCGCCGGCTTTCCCGCGACCAGGGCAGCAGCAACCTCCCGGGCCGGGCGAATACTGGCGGTGTCGATGGCGGCCAGGGCACCCATGATCTCGGCGCGGCGATCCGGCACCATCTCCGGCAGCGGCGCTTCCGGCTGCGGGATGTCTTCTTCCACCCAGGCACCAGCCTCGGGCCGGTAACGCTTTCCGGGCTCCATCTGGGGCGGAGCCAGTTCAACGCATCCACCGGGAATGATGAACACGCCAGGCTCCCGCTGGCATGCATCGGCCACCGCCGGCCCCACGAAGTAGCCCGCGTCATCGAGCTGAGAAACGATCTTTTCCATGGTCATGCTTCAGTACTTGATACAGGCCAGCATGGCCACGTTGCGCGGACGGGTTTCTGTGCCGCCAGTCGACAACGTCCCCGGGTTCTGGACAGTTGCTCCTCCATACATACCTCTAGCAGCACCAACGCCACCCCCGCTAATAAAGACCGCGGAGGCATACTGCGCATGGCTATGGGTTTTGAAGTCATCTTCTTGATCACTGCCTATGGCGCGTCCAGTATCCACACCCCGACCATCGTCCAGGCCACGCAGAAATTCTCCGCGCAGGTCAGGAATGCGGAAGGTGGTGGAACCGTCGCCAGGGGAGAACTGGCCAGCCTGCCATGCTGCATCTGATGCCGCCATGTTGCCGCTGGCCACGGCATAGGCATACAGCTCGGGATAGGCAGCACGGTTGAGAAGTGCCCCATTGGTTTTCATCCAGCCCGCAGGGGCTGTTGTGCTCGGGAAGTAGGCGATAGCCCCGGTCGGAATGCCCGCCCCGTTGCTTGCCGCCTGCAGAGCCTTGATATCCGCGCCGATCGTTTGAATGACGGCGACGACCCGGGCCACCAGACTCATGCGCTAGGCCTTTGCCGCCGTATACACCGCCACCAGGTCTGCCTCCGTGTCGCCCAGGCCCAGGTTCTGGCAGGCCTGGGCCTTCTGCTCGGTGGTCAGCGTCTGGACATCGGCAAAGCTCAGGCGGTTACCCACGGCCGTCAGCAGGCCGCCCACAGCGTCGTCGGAGTCGCCCAGCCTGGTGACGATCTCCTGCAGGGTGTCCCATGCCGGATCGACGCCGCCCAGGATGTCGGACTTCACTGCAGCCAGTGCCGTTACCAGCTTACTGGCCGACCAAGTCTTCCCAGTTTCACCGGCACCGGCCGCGTCATCGATGACGGCGCCGCCATTCGCAGCCCCGATCTCCGCCTGCAGCTCGTTGATGGCGGCGACCAGGCTGGTCTTGGCTTCGGTGCCCAGGGCGGCCAGGCTACCCTGGGCGATCATCAGCGACTTCATGTCGGCGCCGATGGCTTGAACGAGGGCAGAAATGCGGACGGCAAGGGACATGGGGAACTCCTAGAGCTTTGCGATCTGGTAGGCCAGTACCAGGTCGTCGTTGAACGTATCGGAGCTGGATGGGCCGGGAGGGCCTTGCCTGGCCACCTCGACCACCTCCAGGTGGTGGTTTTGAATCGCCACGACCTCGGGTTTGCCGCTATGAATGACGGCCAGCTCCCGGGTAATGACCTCGACAATTTCACGATTCACCCGGCCGCCTCCAGGTAACCCACCCGCCCCCTGAAGAAGAGGGATGCGTTACCGGCGGCGTCGAAGAAGGTCAGCCGGTAACGGCTATGGGTCTCAGCAATGCCCCGGGTGTCTTCGCCACTCAGGCGGATGGCCGTCGTTCCCTCGGCGCCGCCCAGGGCGACATGCCCGCTTTCCGTATTGAAACGGAGCGGTGCCGCCGCAGGATCGGTCGCATCGAGCAGTACCAGCTCGGCGCGGCAGCCGGTCAGATCAATGGGGGTTCGGTCAGGATTGAGGCGGGTGAAAAGGAACTCCCAGGGGAAGCCCTTTTCGATGGCATGGGGGCCGACCAGGTCAAACGAGGTGGCTGCCATCAGTCCTCCTCCACTCCGGTCAGGGTGTGGGTGGTGGCCACCGCCACCGGCAACAGGTAGAGCCCGCGCTTGGGGAGCCAGAGCGGCCCGCCGGCCGGGGCCAGGGTGAAACGGGAATAGCCTTTGGCGGGCCGCCATCCCAGCAGCCCCTTGAGCAAGGTATCAGCCAGGGGCAGCGCCTCGCCTTTGGCTCTTTGGGCGGCGCCGGCCTGGGCGGAGGACGCAACGGCAATGGCCAGGAGCCAGGTGCTTTCCACCTTGGCATCGGCTCCGGTTTGGGTCAGCGGCTTGTAACCATCGTAGGCGATGGGGATTGCCGGCAGGGCGGGCAGCTTGGCGGCTTCGTCCAGAAGGTCACCGAGGGACGGGCTTCTATCCTTGAATTTCGGCAGCAGCTCACCGACGCGCCGCTGTAGGGCTTCCTCAACAGGGGTGAACATGTCAGCTTTCCCCGAAGGTGCGGGGGCGGGTCCGGACGACCATGCCGCTGGCGGCCGGGGTCGGCATCGGTACGGTGGCCGGGGCAACCGGCAGGGCCATCAGCCCCTTGCCGATGGACACCAGGTCTTTCATGGCGGCATCGTAGCGGGCCTTGACGGTGTCGTTCATCACGCTGACGTAGAGATAGCCACGGGCCAGGTCGAGAACATAGCCCCGGACAGCCTCGGCCGGGACCGGCAGGGTATAGCGGCCGGCCAGGTAACCATTGACGGTCGTCTCGGCGCGGACGATAGCCCGGTTGGCCACCGTCGCGTCGATCTCGCCGGCCGGAGGGTCGGCACGATCCGTCAGATCACGTACTTCACGCTCCCCGAACTCGGCGACCAGGTCAGCGACGGTGGCGTAGGACATGGTTTAGATGCCCCGGACGATACGGATCAGGTCACCATCCGCCAGGGCCGCATCCAAGGCGATGCCGTTGGACAGGCCTGCATCCTTGGGAATGGCCTTGCCCGCAGCATCGGACTGGACATCGGCGCCTGCGGAAACGGCAGCACCGGCTTCCACCAACATGATGCCCAGCACATTGGCCGGAGCAACGTTACCGGACTCGGTGTCGGCCTCAACAACGCCGATGGCCTTGGCACCGGCCGCGCACAAACCGCCGTCGAAACCGACAAAGCGGCGCTCCGGCAGATCGGAAAGGGCCAGCAGCGAGTGCACCAGCACTACTTTTTGGGTTTGGTTCATTTCTTCACTTGCTCCTGTTTTTTGCCGGCGGCGGTGGCTTTCTTACCGTTACCAGCGGGGGGGGTGACAACAGCAGGATCACTGGTCTTTGCCGTTACCGGCTCCAGCCAGCGCTCTGCATCCTTGGCGGCGGCATCGTCCAGATCGACCTCACCCCCCTCGGGGATGGTGTTTCCACCCCCGAGGTCCAGGTCGATACCGACAACGCGATAGCGCTTGGTGGTCATGGCTTAGGCGTTGGTGTCGGAGATCAGATAGCCGGCATCGGCACCGACGATCACGGGCTTGTAGATGTCGGTATGGCGGACGTTCTGGACCTTGCCGCCGGAGCCGCCGTCGTACTTGTCGGTTTCCGGCATACCCTTGAGGCGCAGGGTGTAGCCGAAGCTGGGCTCTTCATAGTCGGCATTGCGGCTGGCGTTGGGCTTGGCCACATAGGCCAGGATCACGTTGTCGCCCCAGATGTCGTCGGTGGTGATTTTGTTACCGGCACCGGAACCGCCCAGGGCTTCGCCGATCTGGATGTCGTCGACGCCGAACAGCATTTTGAGATGCTCCAGGGTAACCAGCTTACGTTCCTGGGAACCCAGGGCCGCCTGCAGCTTGGTGTGGAACTTGAGGGACTGATAAACGGAGGCCCCCATCACCATGGTGTTGGGCCGCTTGCCGATCCGGCCGCGGATCACTTCCTTGCCGGCTTCCACGTCAGCGATGGGGTCGCCGCCATTGCCGCTCCAGCGGGCAGTGCCAGAGAGAGCCTTCTTTGCCCCGGCCTGGAAGCTATTCGGATTCTGAGCCAGAGCGGCGCAGGCGTATTCCCGGCGCAGATCGATGGCATCCTTCACCCGCTTGGCGGCGCGGGACTCGGCGTCGAACATGGACTCGGACTTTTCCCGGTAATCCACCGGGTAGGCCAGGTCGTGTTCCCGAAGGACCACGTCCAGCTCACCGATGCCGTCGGGGACCATGACATTGGAAGCAGCCCGGATGGCCCGCTCCGTATCCCACAGCAGGAAGGACTCCTTGCCGAACAGGGGGACGACGACCCCTTCCTTTTCGGTGATGGCGATGGGGAAAAGAGATTCGCCGATGTACTGGGCATTGCTGTAGCCCCGGGCGATGCTGGTGAGAACCGGATCGACGACCCGGAGCGACTTGAGACGGTCAGCCATGGTGGCGACTCCTTCTAGGTTGAGGCAGGCAGCGCCGGCCGGTTATTACTTGATGAGACGGCGGACGGCGTCCTCGTAGGGGATACCTTCCTTGGCGGCGAGGGCCGTTGCCTTGTCATGGATTGCCAGGCGATCCGCATCGGTACGCTTCTCCGAGAACTCAGCATCAGCCTCCGGCTGACCAGCAACCTTGTCCTTGGTGGCCAGCTCGGAAAACTCGACCAGGTCGGGCAGACCGGAGAACAGGCCCTTGAAGGCTTCGGTCAGGGGCTTCTTGCTTTCGCCTTCGCCGAACTCCACCGGGGTTTCCTGGCTGGCCAGGTGGTCCAGGGTGGCCACAACCACCTGGCGCTGTTCCGGTTTGAGCTTGCCGGTGAGAGCCTCGGCAAAGGCCACGTTGTCGTCGTGGCGCTTGGCCAGTTCTGCCTGGCGGGACTGCGCCTGCAGCTGAGAGATTTGCTGCTGCAACTGGGCGTTCTTGGCCTGCAGCTCGGCCGCTTCTTCCGGTTTCACGGTGTCGTTCTCCTGGGTGGTGGTGGGCGGGTCAGAAAAGGCGGGGCCGAGCTGGCCGGATTCTTCCGCCCGCTCCTGGCGGGCTTCGTCTTCCAGGTTGGCCACGGCGTAATCGGGGATAACCTTGTCGGCCTCTTCCAGGCCGTACTTGCTGATCCACCAGTCACGCATGCGGCGGAACAGGAAGGCGACCTGGGTGTCTGCCCAGCCGGAGAACTCAACCCCCTCGGTAAAGCAGACGCAGCCGTCGTCATCCTCGGAAAACTCCGGCTCATCCATGCCCTTGACGGAGGGGGGCTCGGCACCAAGGAAGCCGATATGGCGCAAGTACCAGACGCCCGGGACCGGGTTGTTGGGGTCCGTGGGCCGGTAGAACTTGGAGGAAATGGTGCCGTAGCGGCCGGTATTGACGCTCTCGGCGAATTCGGGAGCGACCTTCATGGGCTCGGCATACAGGCCTTTGCTACCGGCCGTCAGGGCCTTGGCCCAGCCCTGGGCGGGATCGTCGGTCTTCGGATGGCCGATCACCAGGGGCGCCTTGTGCAGCTTCGGGTCGTAGGCTGCGGCGGTTGCCCGGAGGTCGGCCTCGGTGAACTCGATCTCTTCCCCGGCTGCCGTGGTGCGCTTGCCAGCTTTGAAGATGTGCAGGAGCTTGGGTGCCTTGGGAGGCTGGGGGGCGGCTTTGGTATCCATGCCGGCAGTTTGGATGCCGGGCAGGACGGTTGGCAGGGGGGCGGATGTCGGCAGTGGAACGACTACCGGAGGGGAAAAAAGGGGGGGTTGGCGATTTTGCGGGGTTCGTTATGACCTTCGTCTGTCATCAGGGGCCGTTACTGGCGCGTTACTGGCGATGAGAGCGGACCTCCTGCGCCCGTGATTCACGCCAAGGCGAAAAAATCGATCCTGGCGCGATTGTGGGGCTCTACTGTTCGCGCTCACCCTTCCCACTCAAGAGGCCCTATGAAAAAACAGATCCTGCTCGGTATCACCCTCGCCGCTCTGGGCACCACCGCCGCCATCGCCCAGGACCAGTCACTACAGCTGCCGCCTTTGGTTGGGCGCTATCAACTCGTTGATGCCACATTCTCTGCGCCCCCTGACAACCCTGATAAAAAATTCACCCGCCTGGTCCGGATTGATACGGTCACTGGAAACATGTGGGTCTGTGACTACATCTATTTGCCCGCAAACCCGACTCAGTGGGTATCAAATGGCCGTTGTGATCCGTTCCCCGCGCCGCAAGATTATGTGATCAATAGGAATGTGAAGAAGCAATAGGCAATATGCTGGATCACTCCAGGTAGCCGGCGATCAGCTCCACTATGGCGGAGCGGTCGCCGGCGGACAGCCCCAGATAGGGCCGCGCCGGAATGTCGCCCCAGGGCGCCCCACCTCCCAGGGAGCCCTTGTCTGCACCGTGCTGCATTACCGCCGCTTGGATGCGGTTGGAGCCGACCTGCAGAACCGTATCGGTTGCCTGGTAGAGAATCTGGCTGCCCAGCTGCCGCGTCGCCCCTACCAGGGGCTTCTTGTTCTGGGCCAGGGCGGCCCCCCGGGAAATGATCCGTCCGGTCTTCTTGCTGTAGCCCCCCCGCTCCCCGATGTAGCGTTCCATGGTGGTCTGGCTGTTGGACGCCCAGCGGCTGCCGTCTGGCGCCCGGGACTCCACAAAGCGCATGCGGGTAGTCTCGGCCAGGTGTTCGCCGATGGCCAGGAGCAACGGACGCGGGCGCTGCAGGCTCTTCACCTTGGCCGCCAGGGCCGATTGGACGGCCAGCTCGTTGGCCTCGAGCTTGACCAGGCTCATTGCAGCACCGAGGCGGCATGGGCCGCCAGGGCGGCCCCGATCTGAGGAGAGAGCCGGATCAGCTTGTCATCCACGAAGGCCTGCAGCTCGTCCTTGGCCCTGGCGCCGGGCATGTAGTCCCAGCCCTTGTCGATACCCATGGGGGCGCCCGTCCGGGGATCGATGCCGTCGTCTGGCGGATTGTCGAGGATGCGCAAGCCCCAGGCCTTCGCATCCTGGATGCTGACGGCCACGATGTAACACTGACAGCCCCAGCCGTTGGGGGTGTAATGGGTCTGGAACCATGGATGGTTTGCCGGCAGGGTGATGCCGTTCCATGACACATGCAGAGGGCGGGGGTGCAGCACCGAGTCCCGGTGCCGATAGGTCCAGAACGGCTTTACCTTCAGGAGGTCGGGGTCCAGTAGCTGCTTCAGCCGGCCGGCGGAATAGCTGGTGTTGAGGTTGGTCTGGTAGATGACCCGGGTCCGCCAGTCCCGGCCTTCCTTGGTGCCGTCGCCGGTCCAGCCGGACCAGCCGTGGCGGCCGACGATGCTGTCAAAGTCCTTGCGGAACTGCTCCAGGGTGGTGCCCTGGGCGATGGCCTTGGCCACGGCGTCGGCCAGGTCTTGCAGCAGATCGGCGGCCTGGGCGCCGGCAACCACCCAGGCCCGGTCATG